ACAATGAGGAAAGTTAATGGTGAGTATGTTCGTGAAGCTGGCGGCTGGTCATATATAATTCTTGATGGGAATGAAAAAGAAATATGTGGAGCTTATGGCGGCAATCCACAAACTACTAATAATGCTATGGAGCTTACCGCTATCAAAGAAGGCTTACAGAGATTTTTAACCTTTGGCTATCGTGGTGAAGGTATTTCTGTTTACTCTGACTCAGCTTATTGTATTAACATTTTTACTCAATGGGTTGAGGGGTGGAAGAAGAATGGTTGGACTCGTGGCAAGAAACATGAACCCATTGAGAATCTTGACCTCGTTAAGGATATTTATACTCTTATTCATGAGTGTA